GTGGTGGTTACCGCGCCGGTAGTTGCGTCAACAGAAATGTTCTGGAACCCGTTTTGCGAGCGTACGGGGCCGCTAAATGTGCTATTTGACATGATATATCCTCATTTACGGCTTGCTGTCTTGAGGGGAGTCTGCCAAGTCAGTCAACAAGCCAAGTAGTCTTGGTATTAGAGTTGTACCACAAGTAAACACAAAAGAAAAGGGGGCCGAAGCCCCCTTTCTGACAAAATAAATTGTCAATCAGGTCGAACCGGGCGAACCGTAGATGCCCAGCGGGTCTGATACACCAAAGGAGTACCGCTCACGGGCCTTGTACCGCATATTGCCAGTATCAAAGTCACCGTCCATTGACGTGCTCATTGGCGTCCGCACAAAGTGCTTCAGACCGTTAGGAACGTCCGTCGTCAGGAACCAAGCGTTGGTGTCGGTCAAGAAGTGGTTAACGGTGTAACCATCTGGAATCGAACCATTGTTCTTGATAGCGTTGATATCGTTGTCGGTAGTACCAACACGGAGGCTGGTTTCCAACAGACGGGTAGCAACGAACATCAGAGCGGGAGGAACAATCAACTTCTTGGGGCGAGCAGCGATGAGCAGACCGCGCTCATCAGTCCAACCAGCGATCTGAATGACGGCTGCTTCCAGCGACGTTTCATTCAGGTCAGCACCCACGAATGGGCGGTTCTGATTCCATCCACCGTTTACCAACGGGTGACCAGTGGTTGCGCTAGTACCTGCAAACAGCGAAGTGCCGTCACCGTAGGTGAATGCAGCGTTGAAGCCGTTGTTCAGAATAGCAGCCGCCTTGACTTGTTTGGTATAAGCCATACCACGAGCCAGAGCCTTGGTATAACGAGCCGAGAGGCTGTCATACAGGTTGTCTTCAATCGCCTCTTCGGTGATCGAGAAACCGTAAGCAATGGTTTCGTGGTTGTAGCGAGCCGTCCAAGCCTCTTGGCCGTTGTCATAAGCGATTGCTTGACCTTCGTTCTTGACAGGTGCAGCAGAGAAACCAGACAACTTGGTTTCCTCTTCAAACGAACGCTCAGAGGTTTCGATCTCATAAATTTCTTTATGCTCTTCACCATAACGAGCGTACTCCAAACCAAACAACGCATTAAGGCCGGGGAGGAGTTCTTTAAGTAGTTGTGCGCGTGAGATTGCCATTTTATATGACTCCTATTAAGCGGTTGCGCTGCTGTAATAGCCGTGCGTCAGCAAGTTGATCTTCACCAAGATTTCTTGGTACTGCGTAAACACCAGCGTAGCGGATGAGCCAATGGTTTGCGTTGGCGCAGCATTCAGCACAACTGAGGTCGTGTTGTTGGCTGTAATAGCGGTGACCACAAATGAACCCGTTTGAACAAGCGATCCGTTAGGTGCAAGCCATGCCACATCAGTACCCACAGGAACAGCAAATGCCACGTTAGCAGTAGTGGTAATCGTTGCCGTAGAGATGCTGCTGTAAACAGCAGTACCCAAAACAATGGCAGTCTCAGGAACAACACCAACACAGCGGAAAGGGAGGATGGTGGTGACTGGAGTAGCCGTTGGCGCAAGGATCGCATTGATCGAGTTGCCAGATGTGGTACTGCCGCCGCTGTTGTCAATGCCCGACAGGTTAGTGCCGACCATCGCAACTGCACCAGAAGCAAGCACGGTAGTGGCAGAGCACACAACACCCTTGTAAACGGTGTCAGGATCGTCCGCAACGATAGCAACAATGTCGCCAGCCAGCGTAGAGGCTGGATAGTATTGTGCAAAGACTTTTTGCTTGGTTGCTGGGTTGGTGTACGAGCACCCCAGAAAAATTCCGGTGATGCTGTTTACAGCAGTTGTTGCGCCAATCGCTGCACGGGTAATGAAACCACGGGTCAAAACAACTGGGTCACCATAAAAAATGTTGGTGCCGTAGTTGTAAGCGATTGGCAGAGAGCGGGTCGAACCCGCATAAACCTGACCGCCAATCAAGTTTTGTGGAAGTAGCCCATAAGGGCCAGCGATAACAGGATATGCCATTTAAGACTCCTAGAATTTAAGAACCGCGCCCGAACGACACTTCAGATCGACGCTCTTTGAAAAGCGGCATCTTGGGGTTGTTCTCGCGCATGAAGTTGTTGTCTACCGAAGTCATCTGCCCATCGGTTTGCTGCTGGAAGTGTGCTTCCCGCTGCTTGGCAAATTCCATCGGCATTTTGCAAAGGATCAATCCACCAACTTCAATACTGTCTGCATAGCGGTGCTTGGCGCTGTGCATCAATTGCATATGTGGTTGTTCGGCAGCCTTGACAGGCTCCCAACCTTCGCGGAATTTGGAGGAAACATTCATGGCGTCATCGTTGCCCAACGTGCTGGTACGAATCCAACGATATGCCCACCCGTCCTCAGGAATGACTTCGGGGAGCAATTGCGGCGGCATCCACTTTGCAGGACGCTCCACTTTGGCTCGGATTTCGTTTTCACGGTTTGTACGAGTTTCAGCCATTTGATTTCCTTGATTGTTCTGCAACCTGCTTTGCATAAAGTTCCAAAGGAACATTCAGCCGCTTGGCGATATTGACCTGAGATTGCGTAAGCACGATCTTTTTGGGTGCAGTGCTACGGCTGGCGGATGCCACGACATTTGACTTTTTTCTTTCCGAGGTAAAAGCACTCGGGAACGTGTCGCGCATTTCTGCGTTGATGCGTTCGTAATACTCATCACTTGTCGGGCTAACTCCGCTATCTACAAGGTCTTGGTGTATCGTCAAAGCCACAGCCGTCATCTTCTTGTTGTCCCCAAACCAAGGATTGGCGTTCTTCCAATCCTGCGCTTTGGTATCAACCCGAACCTCTGGCTGCCTCTGATATTGCGGTTGTACCACATCATCTTGCGTTTGTGCAACAGGTTTATAACTGTTTACCTTGTCCGCTTTGATTTTTGCGGCAGTTAGGGCTTCTTGGGCAACGATAAGGGCATCTGAATCCCCATCTTCATAAGCCTTTTTGTAACTGCGCTTGGCATCTTCGATCTCGCCATTAACAACCATTTTGGCTTGTTCAATAAGCGCGGCATGGCCTTCACCAAGGCTTCCTTGGAGGCGTTTGTTCTCCTCCATAACCCTTTGAGCAATGTTAATTGCCTCTTCACGCTCACGAAAGGCTGCTTCTTTGGCCCTGCGCTCATCGTGATAACCACGGCTGAAGTGCTGGATACGCTTCTTGACGCTTTCTCCGTACTGCTCTAGTTCCTCATCAGTAACTTCGGCAGGAGCCTCCTTCATGGGCGCTCTGCCCTTGTCTTCTGGAGGGGTGTCGTCTACAACTTCGATTTCAACTTCATCGTTGTTGTTTACGGCTGACGGGTTTTCAATCTCGGATTCATCCGGGAACTTGTATTCACTCATGCTTAACTCCTTGAAATCCCGCGCGGGTCTTGAACGGTGGCTTCGACGGAATCATCATTGATGAGTCGCATCTCTTGGCCGTGAATCTTGACTCGGGTTCCCGTGTTGGGCCGAACAAGGATGAAGTCGCCAACCTGACAACTAGGGCCGCTTGGGAAACGGGTCTTATCTGCATAAGCATCTGGCCCCATTGCAACCACAAATAGCACGGGTGACATGACTTCTTCAAAGTGCATGGTCTGCCCGGATTTCACAATACCGCTGTCGTATGCATCTTCAATTTCAGGAAGGGCGCACAGGATGTGGTAAGTGGCGGGAGCGGGAAGTTGCTTTGCCTTTTGCTCTGCCAAGGTTGGCAGGATGGTCGGCTCGGCACCTTCATGGGACGCAATTAGGATTTCACTCATCTTCATCTTTCTCAAGTTTTCGCACAAGGTCAGTTACGGTATGGTGTGCCAGCGAAAGACCCCGGATTTCGCCACACATACTCCGATACTCGGAATATTCTTTTGCGCTACCTTCGATAAGGGCCTTAGCCACATATTCCCGGCGTTCTTCAATCTCTTTCAAGATGATCTCGAAATACTTATTCATTGTTTAGGTGCCTTGTTGTTTTGGGCGTTTACCTTCAGAACATCAATCCGCATCTTCTGATTGGCTTGTTGGTTTTGGGAGGCAAGTCGAGCGGTGTTCTGACGCTCTTGGATTTGCATCCTTGCGGCCTCTTTCTGGGCATCCATTTGCATCTTCTGCTGCTCCAACTGAAGTTTCTGTTGGGCGATTTGGAAGTTACGCTCATCGTCTTGCGCCTTGCGCTGTACATCCTGCGCTTGAACTTGCAAGGCTTGCTGCTGCAACTGAAGAGATGGGTCTTGGGCTTGCTGTTGGGCTTGGGCTTGTTGAGCCTGTTGCTGGTTAATGCCCTTGAGTTGCTGGGCAGCCTGAGCAATAACCTGAGACAGTTGCGCCTCGATTTCTGGGGGAAGTTCTGCATCAGGAGGAGGAAGCGGAACACCAAGTTGTTCTTCAACCTTTGACCTGTATGAGAATGCCAAATGTTCTGCAATATGGGCCATGATTGCGCCCTGCATCTGTTGAGCCATTGGGTTTTGACCCATCACTTGCATGATCATGGGGTCTTGAATCATCGCCATATGGGTGGCGATATGGGCATCTTGGTCTTGGAAGATGAATGCTTTGGTGGGTTTGCCCGTCAGGAAACTCATGTTTTCGCTGATGGGGTCTCTTGGCTTCTGGTCATCCTCACCGGGAATCAAGTCCCCGGCATTCTTAATGCCAAGAACTTCCAGCATCTGCCTATGCAACTTGGGCAGGTTGTAAATCTGTGGGGCACCTTGGGCCAACTGAATGGCTGCCTGATACTGCATGATCCGCTGGGCCATCGTTGCAGCATTTGGATCACTGACCGGGATCACCTCAACGATGTCGTAGTCAGCCTGTTTAACCTTCCTGTCCCCGCCATCAGGGGTGTATGCATAACTAGTAGGCGTGAAATCCCTGATAATGGCTTTCAGGAGTTTGAACTCCATCCGAAGGCTTGCATGAACCCGCGCTTGGACGGCGCTCATGGTTTTCAGCGTTCTTTCAAGGAGCGCCAAGGTCGTCCCCACTGGAGCATTGGCGCTCATGTCACTGATGTTTACGTCGCTGATTGCGCCAAGGCGTCTGCCTTCTTCTGTAATTTGGTTTAACAACTGAAGGAGGGTTTGGCTAGGTTCCTTGTAAGGAAGCGGCATGATGTTGTCGCGGACAGTCCCCGATGGAACATCCACATCCCGGAATTCACCCGGAGCAATAGGAGTATCGTCACCTTTAATTCGCAATCCTCGGCTTTTGAGACCGCCGGGAAGGTTCGACAGAGAACCCGCATCCACCAATTGGCGAATCAGGCTAGTACCTGCACGGGCATAACCACCGATCAGGTGGATCAAGCCAAGACCATAAGCGCCGAAGCCGGGGATGTAGGTGTACTGAACGAAGTGCTGGCGTTTCAGTTTGTGCTCATCGCCCTCTTCCCAGTTGCGCCGAATGGCAAGAATTTCCTGCGTACCGCGCTCAATGGTGATGACATAGGGCAGAGCAATGCCATCTTCATCTTCAAATCCCGGCAAGTCGTAATCAGCATGGACTTCTAAAAACTGATAGCGGTCATCGTCCGTCAGGCTGTATCCCTGCTCTTCTGCCTTTTTCTTCTCAACGTCCGTGAAGATATGAACCGGATCGCCCAGATCGATATCCCGATAAAAGCCAGCCACTTGCAGTTTCTTGGCTTCGTTCTTAGTTTTACGCATCACATGGGTGACGCGCTCTGCGTTATAAATGTTTGATGCCCCATAGGGCATCACCATGTCTTCAGCAGGAAGGAAGATGGCAACTTGACGCCCGATAGCCGGGTCGTAGTAAACCTTCTTAAACGCTGCCCCGCTTAAACCAAGGGAGTACAGCATCCGCTCATGCTCTGCTCTATACTCGATCATCTACTCGGTCAATTTGAAGTTCATGTCGTCGCGGACACGGGAGGCTGCCTCCTCCTTCATCTTGTCGATGGCACCGATGATCTGGGTCTTGACTGGGCCTTGAGCCGGGAAAGTTTCGGTAATCATCTCTGACTGAAACCGGATGGCCGCTTCCGTCAACAGCGTTGAGTAAACACCACAAGCACCAGACCACGGTTCAGTGCGCTCTTCGTACTTCATGCCAAGAACTTCAAGTCCTTTGACAAAAGCATCAACCCAATCCTTGCGTGAGTTAACGTCAGAATCCACCAAATCAATCAAATCAGATGCAATACTCTGTAGAGCAGAGTCTTCCATATACTCTGCCAGATTAGCATCAAAGGACTCTTCATTATCTTCCTCTGGCATGAGGTCAATTTCAATACCATCTACACCGACCTTAACCCCTTCTGGGTTAATAATTTCAATTTCAATGCCATCGCCCTCTGGCATATTGCGATTATTAGTCAATGCTTTATCAATCATGGTATTACCTTTTAATAATAAGCAGCCCTACGGGCGCTTTTAAACATAGTTGGTTCATCTTCTTCGTCAGTGGGCAACTGCAAGAACCCACCTTGTCTAAATCTCATTAACGCTTGACTGGCAGAGTCCACCAAGTCATCGTGATCTCCGTTTGGGAATGACGCCATCTCTTCCATGACTTCATCTGCCCATCTTGTTTCCGGGCACCAAACCATTTTTGATGCAAACAGATCGCTGATGGCGTTTACGCGAGATATCTTATCATTGCCCTTGTGCGGTGTGTACTCAGATACAGGAATTCCGCGCTGCCTCATTTCATAGATCAAAGGGGCACCTGATGCCCGCTTTTCCACTATCAAAGTGTCAGGCTGCCATTCTTTGTTCATCTCAAAAGCCTTTTCTTTGAGTTCTGGAAACTCCATCCGGGCCTTAAAAGCGTCCAAAAGGATGATGTTTGGCTTCAAAGAACCATTGGCATCTGCTCGATCAAAGATTCCCCATGTTGTACAAGCCGAATAGTCTGCTCTGTTGTTCTTTTCAAAGGCTGTATCCCATGATTGGATGATGTAACTGCATGAGGGAGGGTCTTCATCCTCCCAAATCATCCAGTTTTCCCGCTTAATGATGGCCCCCTCTTCTGAGGTGGGGTTTTGCTGGTACTGAGCCTCCCACTTCGAGACAGGCAACTCAGAACGCAAAGATTCCAGCAGTTCCTTTGTCCAAAAGGCGGGCCACAATGGGTTCCCGGACGGCAAAATGGCCGGGAATTCAATCACTTCCCAGTCATCTGCCCCGTCTTTCGATGAGTTCTTGAGGATTTGCCCCGTCAAGTCCCGCTTAGACCAGCGGGTCATCACAATAATGATGGCACCCCCCGGCTGTAAACGCTGTCGCGGGCCGGATGTGTACCATTCATAGACGTTGTCATACACAGCAGGGTTGCCTTGCTTGGCTTCTTGCTCTGAATGGGGGTCATCGATAACCAATAGGTCAGCGCCTTTACCTGTTACAGCGCCCCCAACACCAATAGCGAAGTAATCACCCCCAGCGCCTGTGTTCCATCTTCCTGCTGCCTTGCTGTCAGAGGACAATTTGGTGGCAAACACCTTCTGATAGTTCTCGGCAGACACAAGGTTTCTCACCTTCCGCCCGAATCCAACCGCCAACTCAGCAGTGTGGGCAGTCTGAATGATCTTCTTCTGCGGGAACTTCCCAAGGAACCAAGCAGGAAGCAAGTAAGAAGCAAACTCACTCTTTGTATGTCTAGGCGGCATATTGATGATTAGCCGCTTCAAGTCACCACTAGCAACCCTCTCAAAAGCATCTGCCATGATCTGATGGTGTTTACCTGAAATGAATCCGGGCCACATCTGTTTAACAAAGAACAGATACGACTCCCGGCATCTCTCAAGCCGATCAAACTCCAACAGAGCCATGATCTTGTCCCGCTCATTGGCGGGAACCTTGTCCACCACGGACAAGTAACTCGACAGTTCTGCCTTGCTTAACAACGTCATAGGGATGTGATTTCGCTAATCGACTTGTCCACCACCTTGATGGAATAGAACTTCTTGGGCTTGGTTTGCAGCAAGCCTTCCTTCTCAAGTCTCTTCACAATCCGGTGCATATTGGCTCTTGACTTCATGCCAAGACCAGAAGCAAGCACGGCATAAGACGGGCCTACACCGTGCTTGCGTGTGTAAGCCTTGATGAAATCAAACACCAACTGCCACCGATCATTCATTTCAGTTCTGCCTTGTTCTGCATGAACCACAAAGCATTGTGGAGTTTCCGCATCTGAGCTATAGCGTTTACGGCTTCATCCATCGCCAAATCGAAGTCATTGTCCAAGGCCGCATCATGCACCCGTTTAAGCGCACGCTCCGCCATCATCGTTGGATATGCGTAATCAACTACTTCCTCGGTGCGAACATTTGTATGCATCTTTGTGTTTTCCAAAAATATATATAGGGGGGGTGTTTGGAATTGGGAATGAAGGGGGGGGTTATACCAAGAACATATTCGTTTGTATGGATTCGAGCGTAACGTGCGGGCGGGTGCCTTATGTGTGTGCGCGGGTGTACGGGTGCGGGTGGGTGCGCGTATGTGCCCGTGTGCGTCCGCCACGTCATGCGTCCGTGTGTCCGTCCGCCTGATCGCTTACCTGCTCGACCTGTCTAGCGTTTACGTCCGTCCGCTCGACCGCCTTGCCGTTGCCGACCAGACGCAGGTGTCCCTGTAGTTGAGCCTTCAGTTCGGCGGCTGTTACTTGCTTGGTGATGACCTCAGGCTTGTCGCGCCACATACCGCTGGCCCTGCCCAGAAGTTCGAGAGCCTTCAGGCGGGAGCCTTCTTGTTTCGCCTCTGTGCTGAGTGCAACGAGACTCCTTAGCACGAACCTCTTGGCCGCCTGAGTGTCCTCGACCAGCACGTCCTGCGTCTGTTCCTCGGCGTCCTGTACTGCCTTGGCCACTAAGGGATGCCGTCGCAGTTTGTAGGCCGCTGTTGCGACGGTGCTGTCTGCTGCTGACGTGTTTTGATAGGCTTCCCTGTATGCCACTTTCGGGGGCTTCCCCTCTATGAGTAGGTCTGCGAACCTCTGCTGCTGGGGGGTCATCACCCTTTGATGGACTGCTCCTAGATGTCTTCCATCCCCTCGTAGGGTTGGCCCTTGTGCTGCTGCCGCCAACCGTTCGGCTTCGCCGCCAGCCGGGTCTTCTAGATGCGAGTCATTCTCATCTGGCATGAAGTCGGCCTCATCCTGCAAAGCCGCAAGCAGGGCCTCGCGGTCGTCTTGATCTGTCAGTCTGCCCATCACTCACCTCAAAAATTGCTTGACAACTCGCCTCGACTCGCTGCAAGTCAGGCTCTGTTCGCATTGTCGTCTGTGGATAACCTGTTGTCAAGTTGTCCACACCTTGTCCCCATGTGGATAACGCTGGGGACAATCTGTTGGCAACCCTGTTGGCAAACTGTGGGTAAACCTGTGGACAAAAACGTTGCGTAAAAGAGACAAACCGCGCAGGAGCGCCGATCTTTATTTTTTGAGGGCAGGGTAGCCTGAAAGGAAAAAACGCCCCAAAAGCCCGTTAAACGCTTTCTAGAGGCATGTACGTTTATACAGTAGTCGCCATTTTCCTGACCCTACTATTGACATGGGATTGACAATGATGTTATTCGCACGCACGCGCATCACGCGCCCGCGACTTGTTAATTAGTGGGTCTCGCATCCGACCCGAAACCAGTACCTGCTTGATGCGATAGTGCTTGCACGTGCGTAAACGCTTGTGATAGCATTCGCTTGCGGGTTGTGAGGTGCTTGTCGGCACCGACCCGCACCGGAGCCTGAACATGAAAGTACTGTCCCCCGAACTGTCGGTGCGCGTTCTCAACGTGCTGGGCCGACTCATCGACAATGATGGGCTGGCGTTTACGTCCGACACGCAAGCCGCTGGCGCCCTGAGCCGCGCGGGTTGGGTTGTGGGCCTTGCCCTCGAAGTCGATAGCCCGACCCCCGTCTGGCGTATTCGCTCTGCTGCCCGTGCGCTGGCTGATGCCCGCGCCCTGCTCGATGAGGTGTCAGCATGAGCCCCGCGCGTATGGTCTGGGTCTGTGTCGGTCGCCGCTCAGGCGAGGAGGACTTTGCATATGTGCAGACGTTTAACTTTCTGAGTGAGGCAAGGGAGTTCATCCGCCTTGCCAAGGCCCATGCGAACCCTGAAATCAACGGCATTGTCTGGGAGGCTCTTGACGTTCCGACAACGTCGGCAGCGGACGCTCTGGCTGACTGGGAGTCGATGGTATGAGCGGCATCACATGGGGCAAGCCCGTGCTGGTCAAGGGTCGCGCCGTGCTGTATCGGCGCACCATGTCCTACGGGGGCACCCGTGATCAGGTCGAATGGCTGGTCAAAACGACAGGCACCCACGGTCGAGAGATTGGGCAGTTTAGCCTCAAGAGGGCCGCTCTGGCGGCGCTTGACTGCTACTCGAACCCGCTGATGACGCCCCAAGACTTCTGCTGATTTCAGCCGCTTGCCCCCGCTGGGGGCTTGCGGGTGCGATCTGACACCGACCTGAGACCATGACCATGCGAGTACACAACGACTACACACCCCGCGAGTACGCCTATTGCAAGACCATCGACCTGATTCGCCTGATGCATCAGGGCGAGTTTGGGGTCTTTGACTATCTGGTGCCGTCCGAGCGCAAGGAACTCCAGAAGCAGTTCGCAAAATTGCACAACCGACTGCTGGCCGACAAGGGCCTCGCCTCAATGAACATCGACCCGCTGCCGCTGTAAACGATTTCAGCCGCTTGCCCTGCGAGTCAGGGCTTGCGATTGAGACTAGTACATCGCTCAATTAAACGCTTGCATCTAAACGATGTTCGCACTATCATCACAGTCAGGGGTTCGAGGTGTCAGTCGGCACCGCCCCGCCTCAAGGAGTGGAAACCATGAGTACCAGAGAAGAGTGGCTAATGAATGCGGTGGAAGAATTTCGCCCAATGTTCGCGGATGCGGGTTTTCCCATCTGCGCGAAGATTCGCGTGTCGTGCGCGTTCCCAACGACGCACCGCCGCAGCGGCGCTCTCGGTCAGGCTTTCCCTGACGTTGCCAGCGCCGACCGCGCCTTCGAGATCATGGTCGCGCCATCGCTCGACCAGCCACGCGATGTTGTGGCCGTGCTGGTGAGCCAACTGTGCCACGCCACTAGCGGTGCCCTGAGTCACGCCACGGTCGCCTACAAGCGTGCCGCTGAAGCGATGAGCCTTGAGCCTGTTGGCATCAATTGGCGCGTGACCCGTCCAACCGCCCTGTTCGATGAGGCTTTCGGCGCGATCATCGCTGGCCTCGGTGACTATCCGCACGCCGCTCTGAGCGTCGAAGGCCCCAAGACGCAAAGCACAAGGATGCTGAAGGCAACGTGCCCGACCTGCGGCTACATCATCCGAGTCAGCAACAAGTGGGCTGCCAAGGGTCTGCCCGTCTGTGGCATCGACGGCGACAGTTTCAACATCGAAGAGGAGGCAGCACAATGAACCGCGCCGACATCCGCAAGGCCCTCATGGGCCAACGCCTTGACGTGATCAAGGCTGCCGCTTCCGCGCAGGGCATCCCCTTCGTTGACAAGGGCAACGCTTGCGACCGCCTGACCGACATGGTCGAGCGCGGCACGGTGACGCTGGCTCAGGTGACGGGTCAGGCCCGCGTTTACGGGGCGAAGATTGGCAAGCCCGTGCCAGCGTTTACACCGCCAGCACCTGCCGTGGCAGCGACCGTGCAATTGCGTACCGACCTCGATGCCGCCCAGCAAACCCTTGACCAACTGAAGGCAACCGCCGCTCTGCACAATGATCGTCTGCGTGGCGTCGAAGACGGGGTCAAGACGGTCGCCAACAATATCGACCAGACCCGATCCGCGCTGGCCGCTGGCATCCTCAAGGTGAGCGACTCGCTGACCGCGCTCGACAAGAAGGCAGATGCTCAGGCCGCTGCGCTTCGCGCTCAGGTTGCCGACATCCGTATCGATGACGCCGCCGTGGCGGTGCAAGTGTCCGCTGCCGTCGCCGCTGCGTTTAAACCGTTCGTGACCGCAGTCTATGAGGCTGATGCCGAGGCCGTGATCAAGAAAATGGTCGAGGCGACTGTGGTGCGCCGTGCGCCGTGCGTGGATGTCTTCGACATCTCGGTGACCGACCGTTTGGGGAATGAGGTGCTGGTCGATATCTGGGATCACCCTGCTGCCCCGGCTGTTGACGACAATTTCATCTGGAGCGCCGACATCCTGCGGCACCTGCTGCTGTCGCAGGACACCGGAGAAAATTGTTGGTTCGGTGGCGAGAAGGGCACCGGGAAGTCCGAGACCGCCCGCCAGTTCGCAGCCCGCACGGGGCGTGCGTTTACACGCATTAACTTCACCAAGCATTCGGGTCAGGAGGATTTCATTGGCGCGACGGGTCTGGTGAATGGCGCGACTGTGTTCGAGCCTAAAGGGTTTCTGACTGCCTACACCTGCCCATCGACTGTCATCCTGCTCGATGAGGTGACCAACGCCGACCCTGCTGAATTGGCCGTGCTGAATGGTCTGCTGGAGCCGAATGCCGCCGTGACCATTGGCGGGTCTGTATGGCGCCGCGCCCCCGGCGTGGTGGTGTTCGCTGCCGATAACACTCTG